AGGTTTTGTATGAAGAAGATCTTGAGTTTGAGCCAACCAATGGTGGATACGGAGGGTATGGTGGATACGGAGGGTATGGTGGATACGGCGAATATGGTTACCCACCAATAGAGCAAGAATATCTTTCTTTTGCAGCAGGAATTGATATTAAAAAATTTGCTCAGCAATATGGATATGCTGTTTCAAAATTTTTTCAGTCTCCAGAACTTTTGCAAATGTATATAGCGGGAGACACACAAAATACCTTCTATGACAGAATGTATTCTTTTGGTTTTTGTAATGATATCAACAATCAGGAAATTGAAGACTACTTTTTAGAAAACGGAATTATAGATCGATTTGAGTTTGAAAGAATGGCAAACCATGTTGCCAGTTATACCTTGACTCCCCTTATTCGTTATAACAGATTTTTTATGGATATTTCTGTTTCTGCATTATGGGAAGAATATTTCCCACTCTTAAATTTTGCAGGATTTGTAAAGAACATAGATGGAGACATTTATTATGACGTTGATATGCTTCAAATAAACCTGGGGTATCCACCAGTTACTGAAGTCAAAGAAGAAACAATTCAGGATGTAAGATGGACATACGCGGAACTATTTAGAGAATATAATATTCCTATTCAAAAGAGTTATAACATTCTAAATGATTCAGAGATAAGTGGATACGAAATTTATTCCGATCTTGACTTTAGAAGAGTTAGTCAATTCTTTTTTGATACAGGAGATTCTCAATTAAGGTCATATGTTACTTTCCAATTTTTAAGTGATGGTGCAAATGAACCAATATCTAATTTTCCATATACAAGAAATTTGCCTGCAAACCAAGTAATTGATCCAGACGCAGAAAATAGTGCGGTGCAGCCGTATAGATCATATCTAACAAGGTTTGAGTTCTTGGATAAGACAATTATCTTCCCTCCAAAAACAGTTAATTTTGCTGATATAGCAATGGTCGTTCATTTTGACATTAAGCAAAGAGGTATTTTAAGCAATCCGCTAAGGGTTAGAGATTTTGAAATTACTTCTAGAGCACTTAGCCAATATGACTTTAATCCCATTGGAACAGAATTTGGAATTCCAATGTTCCCATATGTTAAGTCTGGAGTATATTTTGATAATAAGCAAAAAAACCCAATGCTTATTTCAAAAAGAAGATTCCCATATCTTTATTTAACAAAAGATTCTGGTGTTCAACTTTTGGGAAATCAAACATTAGATACTGAATATTCTGTAACAATTCCTGTTAATCAACAAAGAGCACCAGACTTTAATATTGGTGCAATGCAGTTTTGGATGAAGTTTGATAGAGTTGAGTTCCCCCTAATATCCTATCCAATTTTTGAAATTGAAGGTAGTGAAAAAACTATTGAATTTGTTATTAGAACAGATGCTTCTGGAAAAAGAGGAACTATTGTTGCAAGAGACAAGCAATCAAAAATTTTAGAAAGAGACATAGTTTTTTATCAAAATGGTATTAGAGTAAAAACTCCACTTGTTGAATTTAATCAATGGAATGCTATTGGAATAGCATTTAATGAGGCGATACAGTTTGATAGTTTGCCTGGATATATTACGTTCTTTAGAGGAATATCTTTCCATAACGTTGCCTACTTTAGGTCACAGGGTCTAGGAGAAAGTTTGGCAACATCTACAAGACTTTGGAGCAAAGTCTTAAGTGATGATGATATAAACAACTTCACATGGGCAACTTGGTATGTGGGATCTGATTTGGTTGTTACACAAACAAGAGTTAATCTTGCATATAATCCAAGTGCAGAGGTTGATCTTAGCGGTTGGTCTCCTACTGGTGGAGGAATGACTATTAATCGAATTACTTCCGACTCAAGATTTGGGAATGCCGCTGTTGAATGTATTCAAAATTCATCTAACAACTCTGGAGTTTTGTTTGCCAATTTAAGTGGTGAAAGAATTGCTGTAAGTCCAGACACAGAATATACTGCAAGTGCTTATGTAAGAATTCCTGAGGGATCTCCAGATAAATCTTTACGTTTTAGAATTAGGCAATATACAAACGTAACTGGTGGATCAATTCTTCCAGTTATCAACTCAACACAAAACTTTAGTTTTGATGATGATGCTGGATGGATACGAATCTTCTTTACTTTTACAACTGGAAGTACGACAAATGCTATTGGTCTTGAAATTAGTCAGCAAACAGGAAATACTGCAGGAGACAAATTCTATATTGACGGAATGTTGCTAGAAACCTCTAGCGGTCTTATTCCAAAGGTTAATAGGTATTTTGATGGTAGTGTGACTGTTGGCGGTCTTTTGGCTCAATCTTTGGCTTGGAATGGAACTCCACACAATTCTTCATCAACAACTATTTACTACATTCCTGCGGAAGATCAAATAAGGCAGTGGTTGGGTGTATACGTTGTTGATCAAAGTCTTACATATGTCCTCACACCAAAAGAAATATTTAAGGCTTATGCAGGAACAAATCAAATTGTTGTTGATAGTGGTGCTACTCTTGACTTTGCAGCAGACGCTATGATTAACATTTCTGACGCAAGATGGAACAGAATTGCAGGCAAACCAGTATAATCTGGTATAATTATGACCATGAGCAATACCAAAAAGTCACAAATTGGTAAATCAAAAGCCAAATTCATTCCAAAAAACTACGACTGGGGACTATACTTCTGGAAATTACCAGACGGACACCTTTTTCATGATGGTCAAGGCAATCTCTTAAACATTCCCTCAATGAAACACGATCTCTCCAAGATTGCTGAATTAAGGAAGGCCGCTGCACATTACGGACAACCAGAAGGAACTCCATGGTTTTACCCAGGAATTAAAAGGGCAACAGATGAAGAATATTCAGAGCAAAAAGATAGAATGAAGCAAGGTCTTATTCCCAATCTAAATGATCTTGGTGCAGTATATGACGCGCAGCAAACCTTAAATAAGTATGGTGACCAAGGGTGAACAGTGATTACATGCACATATTCTCTGATCAACCCATTGAAAAAACAGATGAGTTTAAAGGACAAGATCCGTTTATTAAGTCTTGGGAAGATTTAAAATCCTTAGATGGTTTACATTCTAATTTTAAAAGAAAAACTACTAGAGCAGAAAAGTCTTTAGATCTTATTCCTCGCAATGGTCGCGGAGAAATTTCTCCATCATACGAGCAATCAGCAGGGACATATCCAATGGGTCAAGATGGTGCTCGCAGCAAGCAGTTAAATCCAGGGGCGGTATGGAGAAACGGCTATGGTCTTTTTGATGTAATTACACCACCATACAATCTTTATGAACTTGCTAATTTTTATGACACTAACTTTGCTAATCACGCAGCCATTGATGCCAAGGTAGAAAATATTGTTGGCATGGGTTACGTTTTTGAAATGACTTCTGAAACTCAAATGAGAATGGAAGATCAAGAAGATAAAAATAGGGTTGCAAGAGCAAAGAAAAGAATTGAAAGGCTTAAAGCACAAGCAACAAATTGGCTAGAAGATCTAAATGACGAAGACAGTTTTATTAACATTATGGAAAAAATTATAACTGACGTTCAATCTACTGGTAACGGATATCTAGAAGTAGGACGAAAAGTAAATGGAGAGATTGGATATATTGGTCACATTCCAGCAACCACAATGAGAATTAGAAGGTTGCGAGATGGATATGTGCAGATTATTGGCGGCAAGGTAGTTTATTTTAGAAACTACAAGGCAACTAATCCCAATCCAATCACTACAGATCCACGACCAAACGAAGTAATTCATTTTAAGGAATATTCTCCTCTTAATACTTTTTATGGTGTTCCAGATATTATTTCTGCATACACTTCTCTTGTTGGTGATCAAATGGCCTCACAATATAACATTGATTATTTTGAAAACAAGGCGGTTCCTCGTTATGTTGTTGTAACAAAGGGAGCAACATTATCTGCTGAAGCGCAAGACAGAATGTTTAGATTCTTGCAAACAGGTCTAAAAGGTCAAAATCATAGAAGTCTTTATGTTCCATTACCAGCAGATTCTGATGGCAATAAGATTGATTTTGAAATGCGTCCGATTGAAAATGGCGTACAAGAAGCATCATTTGAAAAGTATCGCAAGCAAAATCGTGATGATATTTTAATGGCACATCAAGTACCATTGTCTAAACTTGGCGGGGGATCGGGAGCATCAATCGCGGCAGCACTTGCAAATGATCGCACATTTAAAGAGCAAGTATCTCGTCCAGCACAAAAGCATATTGAAAAAATTATCAACAAGATAGTAAACGAATATACCGATATTATTGAGTTAAGATTTAAAGAATTGACTTTAACAGATGAGGTTGCACAATCTCAGATTCTTGAACGCTACATTAAGACTCAGGTTATGATGCCAAACGAAGCAAGAGAACAACTTGGCCTGCCAAGTGTTCCAGGTGGTAACGATCCTTTCGTAATGTCTCCACGACAAGCGGCTGATACAAGAGCAGATGTTGCAGGAAATAGAGAGCGAGATACCGAAAGAGAAAACAATAATTCTGATAGTCCCAACACCACAGAGGGTAGAAATCCTGCTGGTGAAGGTAGACGAGCACAATAGTAACAATTTAATAAAAATCTCTGGTATAATATAAACAAGATGGATATCTCTAAGGCTCGTTGGTCTTCAGAGGGCGATAACCTAAGGCTGTCAATGCCAATTGCCAAAGTAGACCAAGAGAGAAGAATTGTATCTGGTTTTGCTACATTGGACAATGTTGACCGTCAAGGTGACATTGTTCCCTCTGATGCTTCCCTCAAGGCTTTTGAAAGTTTCCGTGGGAACTTAAGAGAGATGCATCAGCAAATTGCTGTGGGCAAAGTAGTATCCTTTAAAGAAGACAAATATTTTGATCCAGAAGAGAAAAAGTTTTACAATGGCGTTTTTGTATCTGCCTATGTAAGCAAGGGTGCTCAAGATACCTGGGAAAAGGTTGTTGACGGAACTCTTACTGGTTTCTCTATCGCGGGAAATATTAATGATTCTGAAGATATATACAGTGAAGATTTAGATAAGTCAATCCGTATTATTAAAGATTATGACTTGTATGAACTTTCATTAGTTGACAATCCTGCTAATCAATACGCAAACGTAATTAGCATTGAAAAGAATCAAGATGGAGGATATTTATCAAAAACCTCTATAGAAAATGTCTTTTGGTGCAGCAAAGATGACTTGGTTCAAGTTTCTGCCAACTCCTCTTCAGACTGCCCACGCTGCGACAAAGGTATGCAAAATATCGGGTTTGTAGAAACAAACGATGCAGATAAGGCAGATGTAATTAAAACAATTATTTCAAGAATTAAAAATGAGGAAAAGGAGGTAAGTAAAATGGCAGAAGAAGTTACAGAAACTGTTGTAGAGACAGTCGAAGTAGAAAAGACAGTAGACGCTCCTGTAGCGGAGGCCGAGACTGCTGTCGCTAAGGCAGATGAGGAAGCAACTGCTGAGGAAGTGGAAAAGGGCGAAAAGAAAGAAAAGATGGACCACGATGATGATGAAGACGACGATATGGATAAAGCCGAACATGCTGATGACAAGGATGAAGAGGCTAAGAAGTCTGTAGAGGTTTCTGAATCAGAAGAAGTTGCCAAGTCCATTTCAGAAACTCTTACTTCAACTCTTGACACTCTTGCAGACACAATTAAGGCTCTGAACAACAAAATTGAAGACCTTCACAAGTCCGTAACTGGCGTTAATGATGACATTGCTAATGCAGTTAAGGACATTAACGGAGTTCGTAACGAGGTTCAAGAAGTTAAGAGTTCATTTGATGAGTTTGGAAAGCGTGTAGATGCCGTGGAAGCAGATACAGCATTCCGTAAGTCTGGCGATCTTGGAGAGATCGTGCAGGAGCCAGTAATGGTTCAAAAATCCCTATGGGGCGGTCGTTTCCTCACAAAGTCCGACCTATTTAACTAAGAAAAAACAGGAGGTGAAAGTCAAATGTCAGAAGAAAACGTTCTAGAAAAGAACCAGCCAAGCGAAAGTGGAGAATATGGTCATCCCAACTCAGGTACATTCCAGGGTCAGGGTGCAGTTGCTGCTGGTGGTGTAGGAGGTGTTACTGATCCTGCTGCTGGCGTACTTGGAAATATTCCAGACGCTAACTACGGTGTAACCACAGGACCAAACGCTGTAAACCCTACAGGCGTACTCAGCGGCCTTTTAAGCCCTGAGCAAGCAAATCGTTTTATCGATTATGTTTGGGACGCAAGCGTTCTCGCTAACGACGGTCGTCGTGTAACCATGCGTGCAAACACCATGGAAATCGAAAAGGTCAACGTTGGAGAGCGCGTTATTCGTGCAGCAGCCCAGGCTTTGGGTGAGTACGAGAATGCAGGTGCAACCTTTACTAAGGTTGAACTCACCACAAAGAAGATTCGTCTTGACTGGGAGGTTTCAACTGAGTCACTTGAAGATAACATTGAAGGTGGCGCACTTGAAGATCACTTGGTTCGTCTTATGACCAATGCGTTTGCTAACGATATCGAAGACTTGGCAATCAATGGTGATGGAGGTAACGATCCATTCCTTGGAATTTGGGAAGGCTTCGTAACTCAGGTAACTGATGGTTCCGATGCCCACCAAGCAGTTGTTTCCGTTTCTGGAAACGAGTGGACTCCACAGGTAATGCAGGAAATCATCTACGCCATGCCACGCAAGTATCGTGCAATCAAGAGCAATCTCCGTTTCTACGCAGGAACTGATGCCTTCGCAGGTATCGTTGCTAACAACGGAACTCTTGCTGATGCAATTGCAGAGGCTGTAGGCCGTCAGAATGGTAACACTGCCAGCAATACTCAGGGTTACCTTGACGGTATTGGACAGACCTTTGGTGGTCCAAACCGCACTCGCGTACTTGGTGTTGATGTTCTAGAGGTTCCTTACTACCCTGCTGATTATGTAGATCTTACATTCCCCAGCAACCGTGTATGGGGCTTCCAGCGTGACATCGTTCTCAACCGTGAGTACAAGGCCAAGAAGGACACAATTGAATACACAGTATTCGTTCGTCTTGGTATCACTTGGGAAGAACTAGATGCAGTTGCTTACGCAGATGTATCAAACGGTGGTTCCTAATAAAAACTAAATAAATCTTGTAGGGGGAGGGTCATCGGCCCTCCCCCTCAAGCATATTCTGATATAATTAGTAAAGATATATAGGAGGATTTTAATGCAAAATTTATCTTCAAAGACTGTAAAAGAATTGAAGGAATATGCTAAAGATAATAACGTAAACCTTGATGGTGCAAAAACCAAGGTACAGATTATCTCAGTTTTATCAGAAGCAGAAAACGTTTCTAATGTTGTAAAGGCAGATGAGCCAGTACAGAGAACACCAGTTTCTAGTTCGGGATCAGATGACAATAGCGTAGTAATTTCAAAGCCTGCTGACAATCATTTAACAAAGACAAAGAAGGTTGTTGGACAAGAAAGTTCTGAAAAGATTGCAATTCATTCTGCAAAAAACATGAGGTGGAATGGTGTTGGAACTATTTCTGCTGGATACAATATCGTTACAGAGGAGGAAGCCAATAAGTGGACAACCCTAAAGGGTATTAGATTAGCAACCCCTGAGGAAGTAGCCTCTTACTACGGCAAGGCCTAATGTATTTTTTGAGACAGCCGCCATTTCCCCTGGCATTAAATTATGGCAGTTTAACGGCTGATGAAGAATACCTCATAGAGATTTATAGTGATGATTCACTTCTGCTTTATTCTTTTAACGTACAAGCAAATGAATTTGGAGTAGTTTATAAAGAGTTGCCCAAGTATTTTGAAAGGTTCGATGGAAAATATTCCGTCTACCTTTATTCATTAGATGAGTCTGGCAACCCTTTGTCTACAGAAGTTTCTGACACCTTAACAATTAACAGACCATATATTGATCCTATTGCAATGTCTGAAGACGAAGAGGATATTGAAAAGAATAAATATAACGAAAGAATGGCAAGAACAATTATTGACTCTATAACAGGAGGGTTCTACTATAAAGATAGAACAATTGAACTTACTGGTCTAGGAGGAGATTTTCTTGCTGTACCAGATAGAATCAATAAGGTAAATTTTGTCTATAGAAACAATGTAAAAGTTTTTGATGCATTTGCCGATTCAAGTGTTGTTCAAGAAAGATATATCATTACCCCAGATAATTCTGCAATTACGATAGCAAAGGAGGGGGTTTACAATAGGCATCAATCTGCCCCACAAACATTGCCTCTTGGCGCATCAGATTCATTTAACTTGTATAGCGACTCTGATGATCCAATTGCAGCATTAACAAAGATAAGAGAGTTTGATCTTTTTCCAAAAGAGTATGACTACGTTATAACTGGTGAGTTTGGTTGGCCTGTTGTTCCTCAAGATATTCAAGATGCAACAAGAATGTTAATTAATGATATTTCTTGTAATAAGTTGCAATATGTTTCTCAATATATTAAAGAATATAAGACTGATCAATTTACTATCAAATATGATGATCTCGCCTCCTCTGGTACTGGAAATATGTTGGTAGACAAAATTTTGTCACAGTACAACAATAATTTCCAAAGAATGGGGGTATTGTAATTGGAATGTCTATTTACACACCCTCTATTCAATATGCACTTTGATATTTATTATGCATCTCAAAGTCAAGATAAATATGGAAAACAGGCAAAAATTTGGAACTTTGGAAAAACCGTTCATGGTTATGCAGAAACTGCAAGTTCTGAAGACAAGACCAAAATGTTTTTAGAGTATAAAGGAAAACTTGTCGCAAGAACGGCAGAAGATTTACGATTTGTTGATGAAACAACAGAATATCCTATTACAGATATTTTAATAACTAACATTAGAGATATAAAAACTGGCACAGAATATTTCGTTGAATCTTCTGGTGAACGAAATGGTCTGTCTACCTTATATGAAATATCTCATACAGAGCCATTTATTGATCCATTTAATAGAATAGAATATTGGAGATTTTTGTTTAACAGAATTGATGTTCAGGTGTTGAAGGAAAATGATCCAGTTACGAGTTGATTTAAAAGAATTTAACAAAACTTTTAAAAATGTTGTTGAATATTCTCATGGCTTTTTGCAGGGAGCAGAAATTTCTAAAGTAAGATTTAATCAACAGTTAGGAGAATATGCTCTTGAATCTTTAAATAAGTTTATTGATTCAAAAGCAAGAATGTCTCCTGAATCCTTGCATCATGTATATGAGTGGGGTAGAGTGGGAGATCCATCATCAAGACTTTTTGATATTAAGGTTGAGGCAACAAGTGCAAATATTAAATTTTCTGGAAACTTTTTAAGATCTAACTCTGTTAGTGACAATGCAACAGAGCCATTTTCTGATAAAGCAAGCATAATGGAAAATAAAATTTCTATTCTTGTAGAGCCAAGATCTTCTGAGGCCCTTGCTTTTGAAGATGAGGGGGAAAGCGTTTTTGTTGTTGATTCCATTGTAATCAGCAATCCTGGTGGAGATAGTGTAGCGGGAAGTTTTGGAAGAACTATAGGCGATTTTTTTGATTTTTACTTTACAAATACAGTATTAGAACAGTCTGGAATTTTAAAGAATTTATCAAAGCCTACAGAGTATAGGGATGGTTTTTACTCAGGAGCAAGCGGTGGAGGAAGAAGTGCAGGATTAAATGCAGGTAAAAAATATATGAAGGTTAAGGGGGCTGAGATTGTATGAGTTTTGATGAAATTGCAGTTGTCCCATCTAGAGCAGTAAATGGATATCTTTGGGACACCATGAAAGAATTAAACCCAGAACTTGAAGAAACTTATGGAAACGTTATACCGTTTTTCCCGATAGCAGACGCTGCATCTGGAGATATTTCTTGGGACGATAAACCCTATTTTATTTATGATAGAGTTTTTAGGTTTAACAGTAAGCCATTTCATGAACACAAAAGAGAAAGCACTCTGTATTATCTTAAGGCAAATGAAATAGATACCCTTGAATGGTCTTCTGTTTTACAAACTATTTTAGATAGGGAAGATGACACCGCAAAAGATATTAATGATTGGATTAGGGCGCAGGAGAATGGATCGGAAGAATATCCTGTATATTTTCATAATTTAAGGGTATATCAGTCAAGATCTTCTTCAACAAACCCCAGAGATGTTTCTACAGTAGAAAAATACTATATTTCTGAATTTATGATAGACACTCACTACCATATAACAAAGCAATTAATAAGAAAAAAGAGGGTAGAGGGTGTTAAGGATAGTAACCTGACTATAGATGGAAAGCCAGTTTTTGTTAATGGAATTCTGCAATACGATCAATGCTATGAAACATTCGAACCTGACTCAGACTACAATTGTTAATTAAAATTCCTGTATAATAGTAATTGAGGAAACGCCCCATAGTTTATAAAAACTATGAAAAAGAGGTGAAATATATGTCTTATGTTCGTGGTGATTCAAAGCAGATTATTGTAGGCGCAGCCGCAATGTTTGTCAGCACAGACGGAGAATTCGACCCAGACACCGTTTCAATGCCAGATTTTGAGGCAGGAGAACAGTATCAGGAAACACTTTCTGATTGGTCAGAGGTTCGTAACGTTGGTTATACCATGAATGGTCTAGAAATTCAGTTCCAGCCAGATTTTGGTGAGGTTCAGGTAGACCAACTTCTTGACGTTGCTCGTTTGTACAAGCAGGGTATGCAGGTTAACATGAATACTGCTTTTGCAGAAGCAACTCTTGAAAACCTTCTTGTTGCAATTGCTGCACCAGATAGTGATCTTGATCCAGACACCCTCATTGATAACCCACTGGATAGTTCAGGTACAAAGGCTAGTGCCACAACCCTGAATCTTTCTTCAGGTGCAATCGGTGAGTGCCCAGTAGAACGTGGTCTGGTTGCTGTTGGACCAGGAACTGGCGATTGTGATCCAGGTGAATACATTGAACGTATTTACGTCGCATATCGTGCGCTTTCTATTGATAGCGTAACAGTATCAGCGAAGCGAGATGAGCCTTCAATGTTTGAAGTTTCATTCAGACTTCTTCCAGCAAACAACGGATCATATGGCAAGATTGTTGACCGCACTATTGCCGCTCCAACTGGTTCATGATCAAACCTAAAAATGAATAGGCAAAGGCCCCCCAAAATAATGGGGGGCTTTTGTCATGGTACAATTCTTATTAAAAGAAACCATGATTCTATGCTATAATATTTCTTACTTTGGTTTACAAGGAAGGAACCCAATGGCAAATAGCGTATATGAAACAACTGAAATTGAACTGATTGATGGGACCAAGATTAAGATGAGGCCCCTAAAGATTTCCTTGCTTAGAAAGTTTATGAAGAAGTTTGAGGATATCGCACAAGTTCAGGCAGATAATGACAGGTCAATGGACGTTCTTATTGATTGTGTTCAAATTGCAATGGAGCAGTATTCTCCAGATCTTGCACAGGACAGAGAGAAGTTAGAGGAAACTCTTGATCTTCCAAGTGTATACAAGATTATTGAGGCCGCTGCTGGCATTAAGTTTGACGAAGAGGGAAACGTACCAGCGACGGGAGTTCGTGGTCTGAGTTAGACCTTGTAGAATTAGAATCTGCAGCATTCCTTTTGGGAATATGGAAAGACTATGAAGAATTAGAAAATAGTCTTTCTATGCCAGAACTATCAGCAATTCTCGTCGCTAAATATGAGAAAGATCAATCTGATAGAAAGTTTTTTGCTGCCATACAAGGTGTTGATCTAGACAAAGAATCTGGGACACAAAATGCTCAAAAAGCCTGGGAAGACATGAAGGCAAGAGTGTTTAGCGGTGGGTCTTCAAAAGATTCTAACGACGTTACTTCTTTGCAAGGTATAAATGCTCAAAAGGCAGGGTTTGGTGTTGGTATGGGGCTTGAATATTCAACGGCATCAGATAAGAAAAATCCTAAAAACCCAATGCGCCCTTAGTGTATAATTAGTAAGAGGTGCTATTTTGTGGCTAACGAAGTCAATGCTAATATCAGAGTAAATCTTGAGACTGCAGATGCTGCAGCACAACTCAGGGCGTTTGAGGCCCAAATATCTTCTGTTAGTCAAAGAATAGCACAAGGCAATAAAAAGGCTTTACAGCAGCAACAGGCCGCTATTTCCCTATTCCAAACTCAAGTTGGTAGTTTTGGGGACTTTACTACTTCCATTAAAAATGTTGAAACATCTGTTTCTAGATTCACCACATCTCTTGAAAAAGGAAAACTTGGTTTTGGTGAATATTTTCGTTATGGTCTTGCTTCAACAAAAACATTTGGAAAGATGTTTGGAAAAGAACTTGACACAATTAATTCTGTTGCAGAAGAAAGAGTACGAAAACTTTCTACAAGATATGTAGATTTAGGTCAACAAGCAGAGGGCACTAGAAGACTTCTTGCAATTAGGCCAAAAGAGTTGATGGGTGGACTAGATACTCAACTGGCAATGGCTGCACAAAAGCAGCAAATCTTTAATAAATTGCTTCAGCAGGGTTCAACACACCTTCTTAACTGGGGTAAAAATACGCAGTGGGCTGGTCGCCAATTGATGGTTGGCTTCACTATTCCTCTTACTATTTTTGGAGGAATGGCAGCAAAAACATTCAGAGAACTTGAAGAGCAGGCAATTAACTTCCGTAAAGTTTATGGAGACATATTTACAACAGAAGCAGAAACAGAACAGGCTTTAGATTCTGTTAGAGCCTTGGCATCAGAGTTTACAAAATATGGAAAAACTGTTAGAGAAACCTTAGAACTTGCTGCAACGGCTGCTCAGGCTGGTCAAAGAGGTGAAGAACTTTTATCTGCAACAACAGAAGCAACAAGACTTTCTGTTTTGGGTGATATGAATCAACAAGAAGCAATGAAGGCAACCATTTCTCTACAGAGCGCATTCAATATGTCTACCCAAGATTTAACAGAGTCAATTAACTTTTTGAACCTTGTTGAAAACTCTTCTGTGTTAACACTAGAAGATTTGGCTGGTGCAATTCCAAGAGTTGCCCCAGTTATTCAAGGTCTTGGTGGTTCTGTAAAAGAAATGGCTGTACTCCTTGTTGCAATGAAAGAGGGCGGTGTTAGTGCAGCAGAAGGGGCAAACGGACTAAAGTCTTCTTTGGGAAGATTGATTACGCCATCAAGACAAGCAATTGATATGGCTGAAAAGTTTAATATTAACTTAGAAAAAATTGTAGAAACAAACAGAGGAGACCTTTTAGGAACCCTGGTTGATCTAGGCAGACAGATGGAAGATCTTGGAGATCTTGAAAAGCAGCAACTTCTTAGTACAATTTTTGGTAAATTCCAGTTTGCAAGAATGGGTGCTCTTTTTGATAACCTGACTAGGGAAGGCTCTCAGGCTCAAGGAGTTATGGAGTCTATGGGAATGTCTGTAGAGGATCTTGCAAAAACTGCAGACCAAGAACTTGGAGCAATTGAACAATCTGTTTCTACAAAATTTTCCTCAGCAGTAGAGCAGTTGAGAGTTGCCATTGCTCCAATTGGAGAAGAATTCTTAAAGGCAATAACGCCGATTATCCAAGGAATTGCAAGCCTTCTTGAAAGGTTTACTAGTCTTCCTGGCGGAGTTAAAACGGCAGTTGTAGCAGTAATAGGAATTATTGGTGGAATAGCACCAATCGTTCTTATGGGTATCGGCCTTATTGCTAACGGTATAGCAAATGCTTTTAAACTTTTTAACACTCTTCGTAGTGGATATCAAAAGGTAGTTAGTTCAATGCTGGGCCTTAATGGTCCTCTTACTCAATCCTTTGGCTATATGTCTGATGCAGAACTTGAAGCAGTAGCATCAACAAATATGCTTGACCAAAACCTTAATGAACTTAATACAACCCTCCTTATCCAAGAAGGATCGGTACAAAGATTAACAGAGGCTTATAGAGTCCTTGCTGCAAACATGTCAAAAATTGGAACAGTAAACCCACAAGGTCTTGGTCCAGCCAATGTTGCCACAAGAGGATATGCTCGCGGTGGCGAAGTTCCAGGCAAGGGAGATGGAGATACAGAGCCAGCACTTTTAACTCCTGGAGAATTTGTTGTAAACAGGGAGGCTGCCAACAGATTCAGACCAATTCTTGAAGCAATGAACTCAGGAGTTATCAAAGAACTTGCCGATGGTACAAGTAGTAGAGGTGGTCGTCAGTCTGCCCCTCCCGTCGTAATGTCTCATGTTTCAACCCTTACTCCAGAATCACTAGGACAAACTATCAGTCAAATTATAGAGGCTGGAAACAAACTTGGAACATTTGGACAAAGAGTAGCAGAAGCAAATGTAACTGTCATTAGGTTGGCTGATGAAGGACAAAACACATATTCAGCAACAAAAGAAACTGGGGTGGCTCTTTCTACCCTTACAGGAGAATTGCAAGAAGCATCAAGAGTGACCACTGGCTTTTATAAGGGCACAATGATGCTTAGCGATCCACAAAGAAATCAGATGTTGGCAAGGCTTCCTGAAAATCCAGGAGAACCAATTTTCCCAGATGAACTTTTTGCAATAGAAAGAAGCATTAATGAAAATATAGGGAGCCTTGGCGATTTTACTAACGAAATAAATCAAATAACTCAGGAAGCAGCACAATTAAGACAAGCCTTAAATGAAAGTGAAAGCGCAAGTCTTGATTACACAGAAGAAAAAATAGCAGCAATGCTTGAAGCAGAATATCTTCGAACCAATAATGTTTCTGCGGAAGAAGCAAAGAGTAAAGCAACAGAAGACGCAGCAGCAGTTATTGCTTCAATGAAACAAGTGATGGAAAAAGGTGGGAATAGTGCAGAAAAATTAGATAGAGCAAAATTAGAAGCAATTGCTGGATTGCAATACTTTACACAAAAAATGAAAGATTCTGAGGCACAAATTATCTTGGCAGCAGAAGGTGTTTCAACAGAAGCATCAAGACAGGCTGCTTTTGGTAGGGCACAACCTTTTGCTCCAGGAAGAACTGGAACCTTTGATAGTCCATTAAGAGTGGGGCCTGCTGGTGCTGCAAGTCAGGCTGGTATTGCAAAATTTAATGCTGCACAATGGGAAGAGGTAGGATCACAAGCAGGAATTATTGCTGGAGCAGGATTTAGATCTAAGTTTATTCCACAAATTCAGAAAGCATCTGTTGATGCAGGTCAACAAGTTCCTCCAAACTTTATCAAGGGGGCCAATGCACAGTCTCCTCCACCATGGTCAACACAACTTGGATCTTGGATTGGAGAAGGAATTTCTCAGGGTGCATCACAAAGTCTTAGAGAACTAGAACTTATGTCTGAGCAAATAATGAGAGCAGGACAGTCTGGGTCTCTTCCAGGTTACATTCCTCCAGTACCACTTTCATCTCGTCCAGGTGCAACACCTAGTCCTGCTGCTGATAATGCCACAGCAGAAAAAAATGCCACTGCTGTAAAAGAAAACACAAGAATAATTAATCAAAACAATAAAGAGCAGGCAGGGTTCTTAACAGGTCTTAGAAAATATACCTATGCAATTTCTGGTCTTACTTTTGCTCTTTCATATTTACCAGGGAATTTCCAAGGACTTTCTCAAAAAATATTTGCAGTTACTGCTGCAATGAACGCACTAGATGCTGTGCTAAGAATAGACCTTATTGGAAACTCTTTTAAGAAACTTAATGCAGCAATTAATGCCATGTATGCTGGTCAGGTTGCATCAGCAACAGCAAAAGCGGCAGCAGCAGGCAAGGGTGGTGCAGCAGCAGCGGGTCTTGCTGGAGATGCGGCAGTAACAGCAGCATTGTTAAAGGGCGGCAAAGGAAGAGGTGCTGGAGCAATTGCAGCAAGAGCAGCATCTATTGCAGGACAAGGAAAGTTTATGCAACTTATGGCAAGAATTACTGCATCTCTTGGTAAGTTCTTAACTCCTTTAAGAGCAGTTGCCTCTGCATTTAATGTTTTGGCTGAATCTCTTGGTGGAGCAATTCTTGGGTTGCTAAGAATTGGATCTGTTCTTTCAAAGGGTGCTGCTGCTACTGGTATAGGCGCAATAGTTACTGTTTTGTTTGCAATACTTGAGTTTGGTCTAGCATTTAAAAAATATCAGGACATTGGAAAAGAATTAAAAACTCTTAGTGACGCAGCAAGGGTTGCTGGCGAAAGCCTTACTAACCTTGCAGAAAAGTTTAATTTTACTGTAAGAACAACTGGATTTGAAACTGCTGGAACAGTTTTAGGAAGAACAGAAGAAGCAAGAACTGTGGCAGAAGAAGCAAGAACATTTGTTTCTGAAGATGCAGGAATGCAACAAACAGTAGGAACGGTTAGAGGTCTTGATGCTGGACAAGCAGAAGCAATTCTAAGAGCATTGTTTATGGACCTTCTTGCAAGTGGAGCACCTAGAGATGTTGCCATTGGCATTGTGGAGGCTGTGGCACAAGAAGCAGGACAGCAAAAAGTCTTTGTCCCCATATTCCCTGAATTTGAAGCGGCATTTGATGATGAAGGAAAGATAAAGAATTTTGGCCTCCTTATTGAGCAATCCTTAGAGCCAAGTATTCAAACAATCAATGAAGCCCTTAGGGATTTGTCTCAGCAGGGTCTTGACGAAGTATTTGATGAGGGCGCAGTAAACAATGCCAAGAAATGGATGGCGGCAGTAAACTTGTTGCCAGAGTCTATGAGAGCAGCAATTGTTCCTCAGTATGAACAAAAGAAGTTGCTTTTAGAAACTACCAAGTCTTTTGAATTATTAAAGACTGCCACTTCAAATGCTATGAATTTGCTAAGTGCCGAATTTGTTAATGGAAACATTGAGACAAAAGAGTTTAATGCTGGTATGCAACAAATTCAAGAACAACTATCTTCTTTGCCAAATAATCAAGGATTAGTTGTTTTGAAAGATCAATTAATGGCATTGTACCCAGAAAGCAAAGAAAATATTGAATCTATTCAGGATCTTGAAATTGCCTTTAAAATTTTGAGTCTTCAAGCACAAGGTGTTGATATGGCTGGATTTGTTCAGCAAATGGGTAATGCTGGTGTTGAAGCAGACGAATTAAGAGGAAAATTAATTGCTCTTGCTAATGCTCAGGCTGCATTTACAAAGGCAGAATCAGACATCGCAAGAATTGAATCACAACTTGCTGCAGAAAAAGCAAAGCCAGGTCCAAAGAAGGGTGACAAGCCAACGGGTAGTGGAGGAAGCGGTGGTCAAAAAGATCCTTTTGCTGAATTAGAGAATAAACTTAGAGATGAGCAAGCATCAATAACTATCAAAGAAATAAAGATTGATAGAAAAGCAGAGGACATGTTTGCAAATACTCTTGCAAGAAGAATGTCTCAGACTTCAATAACTGTTGGAGATATAAAGATTCCTCTAAAATCTATTGCTGATGCAGAATATGCAATATCACAAATTGGTGAGCGCATTGAAGATATTCAACGCGGTCCAATGAAGATGTGGGAAAATGCAATTAAAAATATTGAAAAACAAATTCAGCCCTATCAGGATAGACTTAGTGAAATTAACAGAGATATTGAACTTCAACAGCAAGCAATAAACGCGATTAATCGTGAATTCCAACCAATTCTAAATGGTCTTTTGAAACAAAAGCAAGCCCACGAAGATAACCTAAGAGCATTGAGAGATCAGGTTAGGATAGCAACAGAACCAATTCAAGATCGTATTGATGCTTTGAAGATGGAGCAAAGAACTGCTGAGCGTGCCGCAAAACCAAGACTTAAGGCTTTAGACCAAGAAGAAAAGCAAATGGAAAAGCAAGAGGAGGCTCTTGATAATCAAATAGAAAGTCTTGATAAACAAAAAGAATCTTTAGATGAACAAATTACAAATATTGACAAACAAAAAGAGGCGTTGTCAAGAGTTCAAAAAGTTAATGAAGCAATGATTCGTCAGCAACAAAATATGGTTAATCTTGGCAAGGCAATTGCCGAAGGCGACATTTATGCTGCTACACAGGCTGCACAACAAATGCGAGCAGATTCTGCACAACAGGCAGTAGATAGCCAACAAGAAGCATTTGATAGTCAAAAGCAATCTATTGAGGACGAAAAGGAGGCACTTGACGATAGAAAAAAGTCTATTGAAGAAGAGAAAAGGGCCTACGACAACAGAAGAAAGGCGATTCAAGAAGAAAGAGATGCTATACAAGAACGCATTGACGCAATTGGTGAAGAAATAGAAGAATTAGAATAT